GTATTACCCGATGGTGGTACGTGTCTAAATCTTATTTTTTGTACAAAACTTCCGTTTGTTCCTGCGGTAAATACAAGATAAGATGTACTACCTGTTACATTACCTGTATTTGCCGCATTCATCAGAGTTGACCATTGAGCCTCTCCTTGAATTGAAAAAATTGGTTGTGTGTTGGGTGTCGGCATATTTTATTTATTAATATTTAATTTATGTTTTTTTATATATCTACTTATTGTTCCTTGGTCGGTATTAAAAATTTTTGCAACCTTAATTTGAGATTCTCCTTTATTCAATAGTTCTTCTATTAATCTCAAATCAAACCGTGTTTTATTTTTATTATGAGGAACATGTCCAATTTTGGCGTTTTTTAATTTTTCTATGTGTTCTTTTGTTAGTTTTTTTCCTTTGTTCCAACTTTCTCTACCCTTTAAAGATTCGCTTAACTTATTTTTTGTTTCTTCAGAGTGTTTCTTTCCATAGAAAGAATTTTGTTGTCCCTTCTTTTTCTCTGACATTATTATTTTAGTTTCTTCTTTATGTTTTTTTTCAGCCATAGGAGCTTCTCCACCCATAGTTTCGTTAGTTAATCTAACTCCCAAATTTTTAAAATGTTTGATGTATTCTTTTTCAAAATTAAAAGCTTCTACCAAAGATAAGTTTTCTTTAACTACTTCAAGAATCGGTAGTTTGTCCATTAATAATAATTTATTTATCCATCTTTTTTTATAACAATCTTTGTTATCTTTAATATGTTCATTATATCTTTTTTCAACATCAGAACTTAACCCAACGTATCTTATTTCATTCGTATTTGGGTCTTTTAAAAAATAAATTTTATATTTTTTAGTTTCGTCCATTTATATATAATTTAAGTTATTTCCTGTGGTGTAGGCCTTTCCGTAATCAAATTGTTGTATTATTACTACATTACCTGTTGATGTACTTGCAGATATTCCGTATCCCGCAGTAATTCCTGTTACTCCTAAATTAGTAATTGTTACATTATTGTCACTAGTTGTTGCGGTAATACCATCACCACTTGTAATACCAGTAATACCTTGTGTTATTTGATTTGTAAATACTAATGTGTTTGTTGCTGCGGATGTTATGGTTATACCAATACCACTAAAATTAAGGTCAGAGTTATTTGAGTTGGCACTGAATTGAGTAATTCCTCCAATTTGAATATTTTTAAATATATTCTGTGAGGAGCCCTTATCAATGTTGATTATTGTGGTTATAAAGTTCGTTGTGTTTGAGGACAATCCGTCTGTTGCAGTAATTCCTGTAATACCCTGTGGTCTTGTATTTGTAATTGTTACAACCCCACCACTAGTTGATGCTGATATTCCGTCTCCATTTGTGACCGCACTAACAGGTAAGTTTTGATATGTGGTAGCTGATATTGTATTTGCCGTTAAACCATCTGTAAAAATGGTTGCTCCTGATACGGTACCACCTGTAAAATTAGAACCTGTTGTACCTGTAAATGATATTGTAAAATTACCATTACTACCTGTTACAGATATATTATTACCTCCAGTAAGACCACTAACAGGTAAGTTTTGATATGTGGTTGCCGATATTGTATTTGCAGTTAATCCATTTGTAAATATTGATGTTCCCGAAATTGCTCCGTCAGCTCTTATAAATGAAGTTGTTGTACCACCAGAATTCTGTCCTTCTAATAAGTTAGTAACATTATCAGCGGCTCCTGTTCCATTTTTAATTGACAATGCTCCTTCTGCTGAATTTGTTACTATTTCAGGTGTTGCTGAATTATTATAAGCCTGTTGGAGATTTGTTGTTGATATACCTCCCGCAGCACCTACAGTCTCTCCAAACTTTGATGTAAGTAAGAATCTTGCTTGTGTTGTATCAGATAAATTGGTTGCATTTTTATTGACAGATAAAATACCAATTAATGTGGCGTTATCTCTAAAATTACTAAATGTTGTGAATGCCTCATTTTGAGATGCCTCAATTGCCGCCGCTAAATTACCATATTCTTGTTGTCCATATTGTATTCTAAATTGACCATTCTGAACTAAATATATTCTTTGATTGGTGGATGTATTTGAGCCTCCTCCGACAGCCGTTACAACACCATTGTTATCATAAACTCCTGGTGTAATTAAAGTTGTATTTGATGCGGTTCCACCTGTTTGTGTTCTGTATTGGAATGTACAAGGGCTAGTTCCTGATACTGATAAACTATTTGGGTCTAATTTATTTGTAATATATCCAATTCCAAGTCCGTATAAAACACCACCTGATGTATTAAAAGTTAAACTATTACCATTTGCTGACGGATATATTCCCCCATTAATTAAGCTTATGGGTGTAAACATATCTCTTAATTGAGAAACCGGAGATAAAGACGAGTCAGGTTCATTAAACGCATTTATCAAATATTGTCTGTTTGCGTGACCGAATTTTCCAAGATATAAATTTTGTCTTCTTTGTTGCGGTGTTGGGAATGTTGTTTGTTGAGTAATTGTTAATCCACTTGTAAGTAAAATGTATGTTTCTGTTGCCGATGAAACATATAAAGCGGTGTTTCCTGTTGAACCAGGATATATAATAAGTTGGATTGTTGGATTTGCGGGTTCGGTTACGTTATCAATAATCCAACCCTGTACCGGTCCAACATTAAATGTTGTTCCCGATGGAGTGGTAATTGATAATCCACTAAATTCGAAAACACCTGTTGAGCTGTTGTTCGCGGCAAGTATATTGTTTTCTTGAGTTGTAATAATGGTGCCCTCAATCTCATTTAATATGGTAACTTGTATTTTTCCTGAAGCCGAATTATCTATAATGTGTCCAACTTCACATGTTCTACCTGTAAAAGAAAGACCCGAATAAGATGAAAAACCACCCGGAACTGTCTGAGATAAATAAATTTGTTCCCCAACCGTAAATGATGTTAAATTTAAATCTCTAACAACACCAAAATTCGTCATAAATCCAAACGAAGAATCTGGAATATCGTGAGTTGCGATACCTGATATTTGAAATTGTACCTCATCACCACCAGTACCAACTGCCAAGGAAACTGTTGGTGCGCCTGATGTTGCACCTGTAATGTGAAGAGCTTGTCCGTTATTAATTTGAAAACCTAAATCATTATAAATTCTAACTAAAGTTTCTTGTCCTAAATTTACCGTGACATCATTACTTGGTGTAATTGGTTTATAAGATAAAGCGTTTTCAGCCGAGTCAAAATATAAGGTTCCTCCTGTTGGTGACGGTACATTTGGAGTTGTGTCAAAATCAATATAATTAACGGTTAATCCACTTGTAAATGTTGTATTACCCGTAACGGTTCCACCACTTAATGGAAGATATACTCCTGATATTCCTGTTGAACCTGTAAATGAAATCGTATAATTACCATTTGAACCTGATACTTGAATTCCCGTTCCGCTCGTCAGTCCGCTTACAGGTAGATTAAAATAAGTTGTGGCGGATATTGTATTAGCCGTTAGTCCATTTGTGAAATTGGTTGCACCTGTTACGGTTCCACCACTTAATGGTAAATAATCTCCACTAACTGTCCCACCTGTTGTTGACCCTGTGAAATTTACTCCGAAATTAGGATATGTTCCCGTTATCTGTATATTTGTTCCACCTGTAATTGATACAGTTTGGTTAGGTGAGGTGTTAGTTATTTGATACCCCCCACCACCAATACTAGTAATACTGATTCCGGTACCTGAAGTAACTCCCGTTATTGGTAAATTATTATAAGTTGTTGCAGATATTGTGTTTGCGGTTAATCCGTTTTGAAATATTACTCCACCCGTTAATGTTCCTCCACTTAAAGGGAGATAATTTCCACTAACACCTGTACTACCTGTATATGCCGATAAACTAATTGTAAATGAGGAATAATTGTCGGTTCTGTTTTGGGTTAGATTTACGAGATTATTACTTAATGTAAAACCAGTAACAAATGTGTCATCCTCCAATCCTTGAGGATAAACTTGCCAATAATTTCCATTCCATTGCCAACTATATCCTCCGTAGGTATATATTTGGTTAAGTGTTTGTCCTGTTGGGAAATTTATTGCCATAATATTTTATAAATAGGAGTTGTTAAACAATATTATTTGTTTGTAAGAAAGTTTTTATTACTTCGGTCATTGCGGTCATTCCACTTAAATTAGGATGTACTCTATCTCCCGCACTGTCGCTACTTGAATAATATCCTACATTTGTTCTATCAAAAGCATTTGACATATCACAATAAAATACATTTGGATTGCCTAAACTTGTCACGTAATTACTCGCCGAGGTTCTAAGTATGTTAGCATTCGTATTTCTACTATCATTACTACATGGATTTATACCTAAAATAATAACTTTCGAACTTGGGTTTTTAACTTGGGCCCAATCAACAAATGAGGATACATTACCCGAATATGCGGAAAATTGTATTGCCCCTGTGGAAGCATCATTCATTCCGAAGGCGTAGAAGTAGTAACTTGCTTTACCGGCATAATCAAACCATCCTCTCTTTCTGGCACTTTCTCCATCCGTTGATGTTGTACCTCCTTCGGCAACAACAGTTAATCGGGTGTCCTTACCATTTTGTATTAAAAAGTCATTAGTCGCGTGTGTATGTAAAAGGTATTTTGGTATGTCACTACTTTGTGGAATACCCGATATTTTTGTAATGGAATCTCCAACCCACATAACAACATTATTACCATCGATATTGGCACTATCGGTTATCTTAACACCAACTAAATTTACGTCAATTTTAGCAGGAATACCACTTTGATTATCCGCGGCGAAAATTTTTACTGTGGAAAAATCTCTCATATATGTATTAACATCAACAGAAACCGTTTGGCCATTAACTAACTTGTTTCTGAAAATTTGAAATATGCCGTTAAAACTATCACCGTCATCATATTCATCAACTCTAACTTGTATTGTCAGTCCTCCAAACGTACTTCCTGTTGGATACCACCCACTCAAAGAGACCTGTAATGATGAACAATAAAATCCATTACCATAACCAATATCGGAGTCTGTTCCAATAGAAGTAAGAGTTGTAGAACTAACAGGTACTCCACTGTAATTAAGAGATAGGATTAAAGGTCTTCCCTCTCTGTTAATTATGTCCATGAAATTTTTTGAAAATACTGGAAAATTTGCCATGTTATTTAATTATCTTGTATCGCAGCCATCCATATTCTAACCCCATCGGGCCATACTTGATAAATGGCATTTGAAACGCTTTTATTTTCGTCATTTAATACTTTTATTATTGTCATGTTTGCCGGAGTCCCAAAGGCAATCATCGAGGAATATGTTGATGCGGTATAATATGAAACAGGTGACGATGATTGAGCCGCGTTATTTGGTTGTATCCACTGCCTCGAATCCCCATCGTTTATATACACTACCTCGGCACCTGTAGTTGTGTCAAACCACCTATCACCATTATTTAAAGTTACTCCCGTAGGAGCACTTGGTAAAACGTAATAATTTAACCCACCTCCCGTGTTCGCCGATAAACTAATTGTAAACGCCGAGTATTGGTCTATCCTATTTTGAGATAATCTTATCGTATTATTATTTAAACTAAAACCTGTTACATATGAATCAGGATAATTTAAATAAGTTGTCGCAGATATTGTATCGGTGGATATTGTTTGTGAAACATTTAAATCCGCATAAATTGTTACATCATCGTCAAATATTGAGGTCGACACCACTTGTAATGTATTCAAATCGGTCTGACCATTTGAAAATAAATAACCAAGATAAATTGATGATGCGGTTAGAGAATTGATATCAACACCCGCATTGAATGATGTAAGTCCGCTTACAGTACCTCCACTTAATGGTAAGTATTCTCCACTTATTCCTGTTGAGCCGGTAAATACTATTGTAACATTACCTGTTGAGGTATTTGCCGACAATCCTTCACCAACTGTAATACTCGTAACACCTGATGATGGTGTTGCGGCGGATACAGGTGACCAAATGGCATTACCAAAGGCATCACAAGTTAAAACATAACCAAGTTGTTCAGTTCCATTTGAATATGTAAAACTATCATTGACCGTTAAACCTGATTGAAAAACCGGATTAACTGGAATTGCTCCTCCAATTCTATAAACTATACCATCACCAAAATTACATTGTAGGACATAATTATACGAATCTTTAATTAATTGGTCTTTAATATCCGCCATTATTTAATTTTACAAATTTTGTAGTACTAATAAATAGTAAGAAAGTCAATTACGACTATATATGACTTGGTACCTAGGTAACTTACGGGGTAATAGTACGGGTTGGAGTTTGGGTTCTTGTAACCGTAGGTGTTTTAGTTATTGATGGTGTTATTGATATTGTTGGTGTAATTGACGGTGTTACACTATTTGTTGGAGTTATTGTGGGTGTCGGACTCATAGTTTTGGTAGGACTTAATGTCGGAGTATTAGTTGGGGTATTTGTAACTGTATTTGACGGAGTAATACTAGGTGTTACTGTATTTGTTGGTGTAATTGATGGTGTAATACTTGAGGTAACTGTGTTGGTAGGAGTTGCGAAAAAAGATGTCGCGGAATAACTTAGTGATAATACCCTATTTGAATTTTTATATGTAACATCTCGTATAATACTATCTCTAGTTAACAAATTAAAATTGTCCTCAAGAGTTACTTCAGTAAATCCTGTTGTTTTTCCAGGAAATATTGTAACATCAGTATCAACGATAATAGATGTACCATCCTCCATCGGTAATTCATTTGTAAAAAACATGGTTAAACCATCATCTATCGGTTTATCAGAAGAAATGGTATATGATGATAAGACAGACCCTCCGTAATATTCACTACTTAATAATAAGCTGGCTCTTGTTAGTTTATTAGTAGGTGTTGGTGTCGGTGTAATACCTGCCGGCCCTCTACCACAAGAACCTGTTGAGCAATCCCCTACTATAAAATAAGATAATTTTATACTATCAGATGACGGGTCAAATCCACAAACTCTAAAAACATCACCATCTAAAGCCTTATCAACTATTAAAATACCATTGCAATCGTAGTATTGATAACCTATATCTTCACCACTTCCTGAATTATCATATTCAATACAAAAACAAGGAAATATTCGTTTTGTTTGTGTAACTGTTATAGACGGAGTAATTGTTATGGTCGGAGTAATTGTTGGTGTCGGAGGTAGACAAGGGATATATCTAAATTCTTCGCATCCAATAGAATCTATAACTTTAATTATTATAGAATTGGCTCCCGATAAAAAACTAGGTAAATCAATTTGTTGTGGTACCACATCGGTAGCACTTGCAACCAAGAAACAATAGGTTATTGTCTCGTCACAAACATAAATGTCATATGGTGCAGTGCCGGATAAACTGGTTATATTTATAACTTGCATCGATAAAAAATTAACATAACTTTCTACACTATAAATAGAATGACTTTAACTTTATAACTTTACGGTTATTTATATTAAATGGCAACAATTTGTTACACTTGGGATGATGCACCGTTTAAATGGTTAGAAACTCCATTTACTTGGGCCGAAGGATGTATAATTGAAAAAATTATAGTCGGTGGTGCCGGTGGTATGCAATCTTTAAAACGTGTTAGAGAACGACTCAAAACACTGACCCAAGATGAAAAGATGACCTTAATTGGTTTATTTGTTAGATTGGAGGTCAATGAGATTGTATTTGAGCAAAGAATGAATAAACAAAAAAACAAAAAGGTTAAAGTAAAACTCAAAGATGTTGAGGTTCTAATGAAAGAACAAAAAATTATCAAAGTGAATGTAAATTTAAAAGATAAAGATATTTATTAGTATGATTTACAATTTATACACTGATAAGCCAAACAAATTCAATTGTAATATTGAGATTGAAGGCACTTCGTTATCAAAGTCAAAAGTTAGATTGGTTGTTGAAACTGATGAAATGACTTATATGTTTAACGGCAAAATTGAAAACACCGGAGTGTGTGAAGTTAATATACCAAAAACTAAACATTTCTTACCCGAAGGTTCTCAAGGTTTAATGAGACTTGAGGTAATTGCTGATGACGTTTATTTTGAACCTTGGTCATCAGAGTTTAATGTTAAAACAAATAAGAAAGTTAATGTTGTCGTTGCCGAACAAGTGGATGAAAAACCAAAATTGAGAGTTCAGGTAATGGAACAACAAGTGGATGAAAAACCAAACGTGGTTGAATCCAAAAAATCTCAACCGATTCCCCCAAAAAAGGTTGAGATTACCAAAGAAGAATTACTGAAGAAATTCAGAAAATAATATAAACCCTCACTTTCGTGAGGGTTTTTTTTAGATATCCATTAGAGGAAATTTTTTCCATCCCTCTCCCGTCTTTATATACATAAAATTATCATCAAATACTTGGTCACCTTTTTCACCATAAGGGTCACTAATTGATGTTGGAGTATATTCCTTTAACTTTGTTTTTTCATTTAGTTCTTTAACCGCTTCAACAAGTAAAGGACCTACCATATCAATATGTACTCCCATAATCTTATCCTCAGTACTTTCTACGGTAAACGCCATATCAGGAACAACTTCCTTTACTTCTTGAGCAATAAATCCTAAACGGTTACCCATTGATTCATTTTCTATCCATGTAAAATTTACACCTCTTAGTTGTATTACTTTATCTAATGCGTTTTCAATTGTGGATATATTTTTTTTGAGTCTAACGTCTGATGTGTTGATAGTCAAAGTACCATTGTCTGTAACTCTTAAAATATCTTTTGGCACCCCTACTCCGATAGACCTAAATCTGGCACTTGCAGTACAATCAAGTTGCTCGGTTGGGGAAATCGTGCCGATGCCAATTTTTTTATTTGGTAACATAAATAAATCACCATTTAACGTTTCGTTACCGTCAACTTCCAAAGTTCCAGATATTTCGGCGTTTGTCCCAACAAATAAATTACCACTGATTGTAGTATTTCCAGTAATTCCGGCAACACCCGCAACAATTAAATTTACTCTACTTTTAATCGTACCATTAACATCAAGTCTTTCTGTTGGGTCTATACAATAAACACAAATTTCACCTTGCTCTGAGACTGCATTTGCTCTACCATGAATATGTAAATGAGGCATATTTGGGATGGCATCAGTACCTTCGGCACCATAGTGTGCATAAAATCTTATATTATCCGAAGAACTATCACAAGCCGCATTTCTTCTATCATTGATTATATTTAGATTTTCAGTACACCCTGCCGCAGCGATAAAAGCATCTCCAGGTGCCCCAAATCCGTCTATAGTATCATTAGTAACAAAATCAAATCCTATAAAACCCATACCAATACCACCCGCCCCCTGTACTGTTTCATTAGCACCACCTGGTCCGTATACAACAATTGCGCTTGTTAATTCACCGGCACCTGAAATTGCAAAATATTCAACGTCGGCATAGGCATTACCGGCAATTGATGCCAAATTATCATACCAAAACAACCTTTGTCTATCATCATAACTATATGCATCGATTGTCCATCCTGGGTTATTTTGATGTAATCCTAATCTTGTTCTTCCAGCGGCGCCAACATCTAATTTGATTGTAAAACCATCTTCAGCGGTATTTTCACCAAAAAATACATCACCTTCATCTAGAGGTTGTACAAATAAATCTCCGGTATTACATCCATGAATATTTTTTACATAAAAGTCATTTACACAACATTGAAATAATTGACTTACGGTTGCCTTAAACGACGAACCGGCAGGATTTTGAGAAGTGTCAGTAGTTTTTACAATGTGTAATATATCATTACAAGCAACACTCGGTGCTGGAATTCTACTAGTTAAATAAGCCATAGTTTTTTATTTTTTAAATATTATTAATCATCCATAAAGTTATAATCGTCGTTATTCATGAAATCAAAGCAATCATTATTTTGGAATTGCTTGTAATCACATCCACTTGTTGGTGTCGGAGTAGGTGTCTTAGTTGGTGTCTTAGTTGGTGTTACGGTCTTAGTTGGCGTTACTGTTCTTGTAGGTGTTACTGTTCTTGTAGGTGTTACTGTTCTTGTAGGTGTTACTGTACTAGTTACTGTAGGAGTTGGGGTTGGTGATGCACATACACAAGCCGGACTTGCCGTAGCTTCACCATTTCCACTAATAATTATAACTCTAACCGCACAAGAAATGTATACAGTTTGCTGAGTTGCCGCGGTAACAATACCTGACGGTGAATTACAGTATTGTACGCTAAACGTTGTACCTGTACCACTTCCTCCACCATATAAGAACCATTCAGTACAACAAGGTACTGTTGGGCTTGGGGTTACTGTTATTGTCGGACTAACTGTTGGGGTTACTGTTTTAGTTACACTTGGTGATGGTGTCACTGAAGAACTTACTGATGGTGTCACTGATAATGTTGGGGTAACTGTTTTAGTAACTGTTGGAGTCGGAGATGAGGTTCTGGTTGGAGTTACCGATTTAGTAACACTTGGTGATGGTGTAATACTTGGTGTTATACTAGCGCTAGGTGTGATAGATTTAGTTGGTGTTCTTGTTGGGTCAGGTGTACTCGATGGTGTACCGGTTGGATATGCAGAAGGTGTTGATGTTTTTGTTGGTGTTAGTGTTTTAGTTGGAGTGTTTGTAGGTTCTGGTGTACTTGTTTGTGTTCTAGTTGGCTCAATTGTTTCGGTTGGGGATTTAGTTGGGGTAACTGATTTAGTAACGGTTTTTGTTGGTGGAGGGGTTGATTGTGGAGTTTTAGTTGGGGTTTTGGTTGGGGTAGTTGTTTTTGTTGGTGTTGGGGTAGATGGTCTTCTTTGTGGTATAGGTGTTGGAGTAACTGACGCTGTAGGTTCAGGTGTTGGGGTTAATGTTGGTGTTTTTGTTGGAGTTTTAGTTGGAGTTTTAGTTGGTGCTGGAGTATCAGTAGATGTTCTTGTTGGAGTTGGAGTTTTGGTGTTTGTTGGGGTTGCGGTATTTGTGGTAGTCGTAGTTGGGGTTGCGGTATTTGTTGATGTTCTTGTCGGTGTTGGGGTCGGAGTTTTAGTCTTAGTCGGTGTTGGGGTCGGAGTCTTAGTCGGAGTTGGGGTACTAGTAGTTGTAGGTTGCGGTGTTTTAGGAGGGGTTGAGGTATTTGTTTGAGTTGCGGTTTGTGATACCGTATTAGTTACCGTAGGAGTTACAGTATTTGTAGGTTCAGGAGTACTAGTATTAGTTATAGTTGGTGTTGTTGTAGGAGTATTAGACGGGGTTGCGCTTGGGGTCTTAGTTTGAGTAGTTGTAGGTTTAGGAGTTTTTGTTATTGTTACTGTGTTAGTTGGGGTTGCAGTATTTGTAGTTGTTCTAGTAGGAGTTTTAGTTTGAGTATTTGTAGGCTCAGGAGTACTGGTAACAGTTTTAGTGACTGTTGGAGTTGGTGTACTAGTCTTAGTTACTGTTGGTGTTATTGTTGATGTTGGTGTTACGGACGGAGTTCGAGTTGCACTTGGAGTTATACTTGGGGTAACCGAATTAGTTGGTGTGTTTGTTGGAGTTGGTGTATTTGTAACTGTCGATGTTGGGGTAGGAGTAGGGGTCTTAGTATTAGTAGGAGTTGGTGTAGGAGTTGCAGGAGCAATAACAAACGTAAAGTCATTGGTTGTACAAGCCGAAACTTTACAGTCAGGACAATCAGGATTAAACATTTGGAATTGGGCCATTCTCAATTCAAAGTTGTGTTTAACCTCAGGTGCCGATAAAGGTTCTACATACATTCTAAATTGTGATACCGCTCCTTCGAAAGTACCTGCAAAATTTTGTTCTAAAAGTATGTTAGTAGTTAGTCCACTTAACGATGTACCCGAAAAATCTATTGTTGGTAAACATTCTGGGTCCTGCTGATAAACCGCAGTTCCGGCACAATCGGTAAAGGTCAAATTCTCCCGTAATCCTTGGGTACCACCACCCCAAGATATATTAAATGGTACACCAACTTGTTTTTCCTTATCCGTATTCAACGCACGAGGAATTACTTCTTCAAAGTCATCAATGGTGTAGATTATTCTACCGTTTACATAAACTTTAAGTTTACCTTTTCTAAAATAAGAATCTAATAACCATTTATCATTTAGGTTTATTATATCTACTTCTAAATCTTCGGTACCTCGAGTATATGGTGGCGCAATTAACGCAACTGAATTATTTGCAAGTGATTGTAATAAAAATGTATCTGTAATATCATCTAATCCACCTCTATATCTTAAATCACAATAATCTAACCATGTATTTCTTTCCCAAACAATGTCGACTTGAAACCAGTGCTCAACATCTAAATACGCCGGATTAATCGCTTCACAGTAAGGATATATTGGTGGAGAACAATAATCTATTGTTGTATATCCTGTTGCAAATGTTAATCCACTAGTTGAGCAAGAACCACTAGTTTCACAATCACCTGTAAATCTTAGAACACGAATTCCTATTTGAGGATTCTTGGGGTCACCACATAATCTAAATGCCAAGTTGTTAGAAATAGCATCCCATTTTGGGTCTTTTTCACAGGTGTCTTCTATAGATGAAAAACCTGAATAAGTACAATCATTACAAGTATCGCAAGTTTGACAAGTTGTACAAACTTCACACGGTGTTGGTATTAAACAATTTGATGGGGCTGGTGTTGCCGATGGGGTCGGAGTAGGTGTGGGTAAAATAAGACTATTGCAAGTGTGTGTTCTACATTCCCATCCGCAAGTCTGACAAGGTGTTAAGTTGCACCCACAACCACATTTTGAAGACACCGAAGCATCCCCATTACAAATATTACATCCATAATTGGCATGAGGGTCATGAATACCACCAACAGAGCGAGGCGGATAAACATATATACACCTACTATTAGTTACAGTTTTGTTACAACAAGCACAAGTCTCAATACAAGTTAAATCGGTCGTTACCCGACTATAAAATGGGTAACAATTTGGAGTGCCGTCCGCATAGTGATAAAACTTATTTTCCGCTCTCGCCCCGAGATAGAAAAATATATTTTTGTTATTGGGGTATATTTGGTTTAATGTGGTCTTACCTGAAGCAGGAGTATACTCATTAACAAGTCGAGGTTTCAATATCATTTCAACCGTCCAACCTTTATTTACTCGTTCAGGAAAAACATCATAATCGTAACCGTGTAGTTTATAAAATCCTTGATAAAACCCACCATATAATTCGTGATAATTACCAACAAACGTATCGTATTTACTTACCACTTCATACGCCACAGAACCCGAAAAACCTGAAAATCTTACATTAGGTGAATCAGTATAAGCGGTAACCTGAAACATTTTGAATCTTCTATCAAAATATTCCCTATTGAATTTTAATCCCGGCCCAAATAAACCATTTGTAAAATAAATGGTCTGACCTGTCATTCCACTAACTAAACCATTATCAATACCTGTTAGACCAATATCGCATGACGAACCTTCAGGCTCACAATCTAAATCAACACTAAAAGGATTATAATAATTTTGTGAAATAAAAATGTTATATGGACTGTACGTACCATATTCTAAAGTTACATTTTGTACGGTGTTCGGGTCATTAATATCAATATAAATCGGTAATTTGTTACCATAAGTTTGGGCAATTAAGTATGGGGAGAATACAACCTCCTGATTGAAACCCGTATTATCGGAAGTTAAAGATATATCAGTAGAGCCTACCACAAATTTTGGGTATGAATTGGGTGGCACGTACTGATTAATATTTTGGCTCGCCATACTTTTTCAAATAAATACCTTGTGTCGAAGTATTTATTGATAAAAAGCTATGATTAGTTACAACAAAGAATACTTTAAAAACAATTTATATTTCTTCTTGAAGGACAGAGGGGATAAAATTTCATTGTATTATTCTGTTGCAGATACTTTATCCGAATCGAGAAAAAAAGATGAGAAAAAAGAATTCAGTAAAAAACATGAAGACAAGTTAAAAAAAATAATTCATAGATTTTTAAACTCAGGTAAAAAAGTAACAAAAAAAGAAATTGACAAGGGGTTAAAAGATGTTGAGAAAAGTGGTGAAGTTGATGAATTGATTGATACTGATGGCACATTTTTAAATTCAAAAATACCATTCTTAAATATGACTCTACATCCACGTAAAACTACTGACCAAACTGTTGCCATGTCAAGGGTGACTAATGACCCTGTTACGAGAGGATATCGTGTATATTGGGGTGAAAGTGAAGAAAAGGATGGTAAAGTAGTAAATGAGATTGACTATTCGGACGCTTTTGGTTATGAAGAAACAAAGGATAAAGATTTTAAAGACACTGTTAAGACATTAAAACAAATGGGTTCTGACAACGCTGAAGAACGAGCATTAGAACAAGGGAAAGACCCTAAATTAGATAAAAAGAAAAAGAAAGGCGCCTTTGTTAGACAAAGACTATCAGAAAAAGATACAATCGAAGAACAACAGAAACAAGCAATGATGAAAATGGTCGAAGATATTTTAGCCAAAAAGTCAAAAGATGATTCTGATGTTATGGGTAAGGATAGTGGTGTTAGCAAAATATTGATGAAAAATTTACAATCAATTAAAAAATTAGCCGAGCGTGAAGGAATTAGCATAAACCAACTTATTAAAGCTCTTAAATCAAGTGAATAAAGACCTATACGGAAAAAAAGTACCATTACCAGAGGATGTTCTAATGTATTTAGGGCAGTGTCACGACGCTGCGGTTGGGGCTGATGATTCAACCGAAGGATATAAAAGAAACAAGGAACTACGAGATAGTGGAGAGGTAACTTATCAACAACTAAAAAGAATAAAAAACTTTTTCGATAACTTTAACGGACACGAAAATGAGTTACCGTTTATTTTGAATGGTGGTCATTACGTTAAAGGGTGGGTTGATAATACTTTAGGTTCGATGAGAGATGGAATTGAATTAGGTAAAGAAGTTAAATCTGAAGTATTACCTAATCAATACAACCAAGAACACGAACAAGATGATTTATCGGCAATGAATAGACCGAGTCAATCACATAGACGAGCAGTTGATAATTATAATGTAGCAATAACTGAAAACCTTAAAAGGATAAACGATTTAATTAAAAAAATAATTTAATATGCCAGCAAGAGAACCTTTAAATTTTGACCAACCAAGCAATGAGTTATCTCAAATTGCTGACTTGGAAAGAAAAAAATTATTACCAAAAAATGATTATACTAGAACTGCAAATGAATATTCTGCGGTTAATAAAGACGCAATCGCCGATGGTGACCTTTTAGGTAAGGGCACCGGTGACTTTTTAGATGTTTATAATCAACAAGCCGGAGCGATTCAAGATATAATCGAAAGAAGGGCCGAAATCACTTTTAATGAGTATAAGGCAAATAATCCGTACACGACACCAGCCGCGTAATGAAACTTTACAACATAACCAAATCACTTATTTTGGAAGTAGCCTCGATTGATGCTATTGTTGACGCTATTAAGAAAAGGCAAAAAGTGGTGATTTATTATGATGGTGATGAGCCAGGTGGTAGAGGATTAAGACAAATAGAACCTGTTTGTTTTGGTTATAGTAAAGCGGATAACCCTGTTTTACGAGCTTGGGATGAGGAAGGAGCATCACATACTGGATACAAGGGGGAACAACCCTTACCAGGGTGGAGACTTTTCAGAGTTGATAAAATACTTTCTTTCAAACAAATGGGGGATAAGTTCTCAACTGTGAGACCAGGATATAACACTACAGGAGATAAAGGTATGGTTAAGGTAATTATAAACGCAAGATACGACCAAGAACCAATTTAATTGTTATTGATATGACTAACGAAAACGAACTGTTACAAAAATTGATGATTTCTAAAAAAATCATGGATAGACATAATGAAATCCCAAGAAGCCATAGTGAAGGTCAAACACTTTCAGCTCCTATGGTGGAATCATTTTCGCCCATCCAAGCAAGCTATAACATTCCCCAAGAAATTGTACAGGAAAATGTTGCTGCAAAAATACCACAATATAATAATTCACAAGACAGAATTATGTCTTCTAAATTACCCGACGCTATCAAACAATTAATGATTGAGCACCCAATTGCTCAACCAAATTCAATTGCGGGTCCAACACTATCTAACGAATTAGTTGAGAAAGCCGCGAGATTGATGAATACTAAAGGAGGTTATGTACAAGAAAGTCAACCAAAAAGACAAACTCAAACGCATCCTCAGACACAAAATACGTTAGATAATAGAGATTTAAAAGATTTACTTAAAGAAGTAGTTCGAGAAGTACTGGCCGAGAATGGAATGATTACCGAGTCAGTTTCAAAAACCAATGATGTATTTTCGTTTAAAGTGGGAAAACACATATTCGAAGGTAAAGTCACGAAAGTGAAGAAGATACAGTAAAAATAACCCCTCCAAGTGAGGGGTTTTTTATTTACCAACGTTGATATTATATATTTCTTAACTTATATTTTTCTCATATTATTTAATTATGAGTGAAAAAATCAAAGTTTTAGTTCTCCCGAGTGACCGAACAGGTGTTGGGAAGTTTAGGTCAACGGACCCTCACGTATATCTTCAAAACATGTACCCTGACGAGTTTCATGTTGACATTGATTACGAACCAAAGGTGGATGACGTAAATTATTGGAAACAATATCAAATAGTACATGTACATAGAAATATAGGTAACAGCTACGATAACACCCCTAACATTATTAAGTTTTTAAAATCATTAGGTATTGTTGTTATTGTTGATTTGGATGATTATTGGTTACCCACAGTAGAGCACCCGATACATCATTTGATAGTTCAGCATAAGATTCATGAAAAGATTATGGCTAATTTGCGTGAGGCAAGTTATGTAACGACAACTACAAAGGTATTTGCCGACGAGATTAAAAAGTTAAATAAAAATGTGGTAATATTCCCGAATGCGATTGACCCTCAAGAACCTCAATTTAGACAAGTAACACCTGAATCTGATAGAATTAGAGTTGGTTGGTTAGGGGGGTCATCTCACTTGCATGATTTAGCCTTGTTAGACGGATTTGTACAAAAAAACGGAAAAGACGTAAATGACAAAATTCAATATGTTCTTTGTGGTTTTGATATTAGAGGTACAATGACTGAAATTAATAAAGAAACAGGTGAGCAAAAACAAAGGCCTATTTTACCTCATGAAACCGTATGGGCCAGATATGAAGAAATCTTCACAGATAAATATACAATCGTTAGTGAGGATTATAAAAAGTATTTAATGGAATTTACTGAGGTTGATTATAGATTAGAGACTGACTTAGCATACCAACGAGTATGGACTAAACCAGTTACAACCTATGCAATGAATTATTCAAAGTTGGATATATCTTTGGCACCAATTAAAAACCATATCTTTAACAGAATGAAATCTCAACTTAAGGTTATCGAGGCGGGTTTTTATAAGAAGGCGTTGATTGCTTCCGACATTGGTCCATATACCATAGATTTGAAGCATAGTCTTAAAAATGGAGAATTTGTTGATGGAAATGCATTACTTGTAGATGAAAACAGAAACCATAGCGATTGGTCAAAGTATATTAAGAAATTGGTAAACAACCCAAATATGATTAAGGATATGGGTGAGCGTCTTTACGAGACCGTTAAAGATGATTATGATTTGAAAAATGTTACAAAAAACAGAGCCGAATGGTATAAAACTTTAGTAAAGTAATGAAATGATAGATAGAAAAAAAATAATAGGATTTACTGCAGGTAACTTTGACCTATTACATCCGGGGTACATTTATACCTTTGAGGAAGCTAAAAGACATTGTGATTATTTTATGGTCTTTTTACAAAGAGACCCGTCAGAGACAAGAAATACTAAATATAAACCTGTTATCCCATTGTATGAAAGATATAAGACACTTATGTCAATTAAATATATTGATGAGGTTGTCACATATCAAACTGAAGAGGATTTGATTAAACTGATTGAATTTTATAAACCCGATGTTAGAATCTTAGGTGATGATTATATTGGAAAAAGATTCACTGGAGACCATTTACCTATTAAAGTAATTTATACTACAAGGTCTCATGATTGGTCAACAACTAAAATAAAAGATTTAATCACTATTCAAACAATCAAACAAAACCCTGAAATAATTGATAAGTCAAAATGATAAGAATACCTATTACAAAAATATTATTTATCGATATTGAAACAGTTGGGGGTTGTCCTAATTTCGAAACTTGTCAGGCGTTAAATCCAAAACTTGCCAATCAATTTCTTAATTACTTTGATTGGTTTTTAAAAAGGTTTCCTGAGGATGAGGGTTTGTCTCACGATGAAGTTTTTGAAAAAAGAACGTCTTTGGTCCCTGAATTTGCCAAAATAGTTTGTGTTAGTGTTGCATTTGTTACAGATAAAGGTGAAACAAAAGTACAAACATTCTTCGGTGATGATGAATTGGTTTTATTACAGGATGTACAAAAACTTTTAGATAGATGTGGTAAATTAGATTTTTATTTGTGTGGTCACAACTTAAAGAATTTTGATATACCAATGCTTGCAAAAAGAATGATTATTAATGGTTTAATGCCACCGTCAATTTTACCATCGTATGATACAAAGCCATGGGAAATTAAAGCTATTGACACCAAAGAGATTTGGCAATACGGGGCATATAGCTCAATAGGGTCATTAGATTTACTTTGTTCTTGTATGGATATACCCACATCAAAAGAGGGAGAAATAAGTGGGGATATGGTACATAACGCTTATTGGATTGACAGAAAATTAAAAGAAATAAGTGAATATTGTGAACGAGATGTTCAGGTCTTAATTGACATAATAAAAAAATTAAAAGAATTAAAATGAATACCGACTTAAATTCTTTAAAAGAACAAGCAGAAATGCTCAACAAATATCTAGACGAAAATTTCGACGATGATACATTTAAAATGATTTTAGATGAGACTGGTTTGGATATTAATAAACTTGAAAACGAGATGTTATCGTATTCTCCAAAGATGGAATTAAAATACAAAAAACTACGTCCTGAGGCGAAAGACCCATTCTACAATTATCCATCGGATTCTGGATTTGATTTATATGCAACACAAACGGTTTATATTACAAAATTCGGAAGAGCGTTAGTCCCAACAGGATTATCGTTTGATATTAAAGATGGATATGAAATTCAAGTAAGGTCAAAAAGTGGTCTTGCAATTAATCAAGGACTTATGGTTTTAAATTCACCAGGAACTGTTGACAATGGTTACACGGGAGAAGTCCAAGTAATCATATTTAACACTAATGATTTTGCTTACACCATAGAAAAGGGCACTAAAATTGCTCAAGCGGTTTTATGTCCTGTGGTAAATGGAAAGTGGGTTGATTTAAAAGAAACAACAGAAGAAATAAACAAAGATAGAAACGAGAACGGTTTTGGTTCGACTGGAATATGATTACAATTATATATTCAACCCATAAAGATTCTGATTACAATAATAAATTTAAACAACATTTGTTACATAGTGTTGGATTAAAAAATGTTCAGATTTTAGAATATCAGAATAACAATCAATATTCTTTACCTCAAGTTTATAATAGCGGAATAACTGAATCGGTTTATGATATTATAGTTTGTTGTCATAATGATATTAAATTAGAAACAGGTTGGGGTAAAAAACTACTCGAAGATTTTTCTAATAATCCGGAGTTTGGTATAATTGGAAAAGCCGGGTCTTGTTATTTTCCAGAATCAGGAATATATTGGGAAAGAATGCTTCAAACTATGGTTGGTCAAGTATATCACCACCCCGATGGTCAAAAAAAATGGTTGAATACCTACAGCCCAAAATTACCGTTTCTAATACCTGTTGTAACAGTTGATGGATTATTTATATCTTTAGATAAAACTAAAATAAAACATAAATTTGACGAAACTATTGGTAAGTTTCACTTTTATGACCATCCATTTTGTCTAAGTAATTATTTGGATGGAGTTAAACTTGGGGTCACATCCTCATTTGAAATAACACATCAATCTGTTGGTCAACCAAACGAAGAATTTTTTGAGAGTAAAATTAAATTTTTAGAAAAATTTGGAGCCAACTTACCTTTAGATTTGAAGCCTGAAAAACCATACATACCCGAAATAAAAGAAAAACCAATTAAACTTAACGGTAAGGTTGCAATAGTTATACCAACTAAAGGTAAAGTAGAAATGTTACAAAAATGTATCAGCTCGTTTTACCAATATTGTAATTCTTCTTTGTTTGATATTTTTATTGCCGATACGGGGTCTACTGATGATGAAAAAAAATTCATAAAAGAAAACATTTTGACTTTTGGAAATATTAAATTAATTGAGTATGATTACTATAATTTTGCCAAAATAAATAATGATGTAGTAAAGAATTATGTGGGAGACGAATATGAATTTTTATTATTTTGTAGTAATGATGTTTTCATATTAAATAATGTTATTTTTGAGATGTTACGTACTTTTAAAACTAACCCTTCTTGCGGTACTGTAGGAGCCAGATTATTATATGAAGATAATATTGTACAACATGATGGTATGATTGTAATTGTCAATCAAAATCAGAAAGATATTTTAACAACTCATAAAAACAAAAATAATTATTATAATTTTTCATTAGGAATAAATTCTGTAATTGGTAATACCGCGGCTTTAATGATGATTTATAAAAAAGTTTTTGTTAAATACGGTATGTTTAATGAGAGTTACCGACATTGTTTTGAAGATGTTGAGCTTAATTTAAAAATAAAGATTGGCGGCTTTAAAAATCTAACAAATTCTAATTGTGTTGCACACCATTTAGAATCCGCAACACGAGAAATAAAAAAAGGAGAAATAGAAATGACTGAGGATTATAACAAATTATTTCTTCCTTTTCTCAAAAGGAATTTTGATAAATTATTAAATGAAATTTATATTTTAAAATGAGTAAAAAAATAAAAATAGTTAGTGGGTGGTCAAATAGAGGGGGCTCAACTGTCGCATTTATTAGATTAACCAATTTTTTAAACCAAGCCGGATACGATGCAACATTTTATGGGCCACATGAATGGCATTTAGATAAGTGTAATTCAGATAAAATACAAAATTTACAAATAGAAAAAAATGATACTTTAATCACTCATTTTTTAGCGTTAGAATCAAGACCTCCTGCAAATAAGGTAATTCTTTCTTGTCATGAAAAGAATTTATTTGAGGTTGGTAAAATAAAACAATTTTGGGATGAAGTTGTTTTTTTAAATGAAGGTCACAGAGAATATCATAACGAGTATAATGGTCCTTATACAATCATTCCAAATTTAAAAGAAGAGCTACTAAAAAAAGATAAGACAGGTTTAGAAAAAATTGCAGGAATTATTGGTTCTATGGATGATAATAAACAAGTCCACATCTCTATTCAGAGAGCACTTAATGATGGATGCGAGAAAGTTTATATTTTTGGAGAACCATCAGGTCCTTATTTTGAACATTATGTAAAACCGCTATTAAGTGAGCAAGTCATCGTTAAAGGTTTTTTTGAAAACAAACAAGAAATGTATGATATGATTGGGTGTGTATATCATTCATCAAAAAGTGAGGTGGCTACATTAGTTAAGGATGAATGCGAAACAACGGGCACCATTTTCAATGGTAATTTTGCAACAAACAACCCTCCCGTTATGTTAACTAACGAGGAAATTATAAATAAATGGATTGAAATTTTAAACTAATGAGTAAAAAACCAGTGGTACACGCATATTTTTTGTGCTATAACGAGGAAAATATTTTACCTCACCTAATAAAGCACTACTCCAATTTCTGTGAAAAAATCACAATCATAGATAACAAATCTACAGATAATAGTGTAGAAATTGTAAAATCTTTTCCTAACACTGAAGTTTTAACTTTTGAATCAAATAATTCATTTCATGATGGAGTCCATATTGATGTGAAAAATAATGTTTGGAAATCAAGTATTGGTGTTGCCGATTATGTTATACTTGGGGATACTGACGAATTTTTATACCATGAAAATATGATAGATTTTTTAATAACATCGTTTAATAATGGTATTACAATTTTTAAACCTGAGGGACACCATATGGTTGGTGATGAAAATTTGAATTTATTACCTGATGATAATATATTAGAAAAAGTTAAATACGGTGTTAGAACAGAAGTTTTAGATAAAATGATGATGTTTAATTGTAATAAAATAAAAGAAATTAACTACAATTTTGGTTGTCATAACGCCAACCCTTTTGGGGAAGTAAAATTATCTACAGATAATTCTTTAAAGATGTTACATTTTAAATTCATGGGGTTAAAAGATTATTTGTATAAAAATAAAATCCGAGGTGAGAGATTAAGCGATTTTAATAAAAAATACGGTTTTGGCACATACTATTTGTTTACTGAAGAAGAATGTACCAATGATTATTTGGGTAACTACCTAAAGAATAGAAAACAAATACTAAAATAATTACGGTAATCTTATTATTTTATAATGGTTGTAGGTAAAGGTTCTTTAGGTAGTATTTTTTTTGAAGAATTTCACAATAATGATGAAGTGGTAATTTTTGCGTCGGGTGTCTCCAACTCAACAGAGGATAAAGAAGAAAATTTTAATAGAGAAAAAAAACTTCTACGTGAGACAATAGAAAATAATGGTGAAAAAAAAATTGTTTATTTCAGTAGTATTTTTGTTGGGTTTAAAGAAACCAAGTATTATACCCATAAATTAGAAATGGAGGATTTAATTTCTAATACTTGCAAAAATTTTCTAATAATTCGTTTACCCCAAGTTGTTGGAGAAAAAGGTAATCAAAAAAATATTGTAAATTTCTTTACCAAAAGTTTAATCGAGGGAGAAAAAACAATTATTTTTTCTGATAGCTGGAGAGCGATAATTGATGTTAACGATGTTTTTAATATATCCAAAGAATTAATCTTTAATTGTGAAAATAAAATCATAAAATTTTCAAACATAGAAACAGTAAAAGTAATTGAGCTTTATAAAAAAATTTCTAAGATAATAAATAAAAAAGAAAATTTTGAATTAATTGATTTTACGGAAAATATTCCGAACATTAATAACAGTAAAGAAGTTGTCGATATTATAAAAAATTTAAACGTTACTTCTAAAAATTATACTGATAAAATTTTAACAAAATATTTAAAAAAATGGTCATATTAACAGGTTTTTATAATGCCGAAAAATACGTTGAGAGAAGTATTTTATCCATGATGGGTCAAACTCATAGTGATTTTAAATGTTATATCACTCATGATATGTCAACAGATAATTCTGTACAGATTGTTAGTGATTTAATTAAAAATGATGAAAGATTTATTTTAGTTAATGATTACGAAAAAAAACTATACCAAGCCGGTAATTTTGATAGAACAATAAGATTTAATTCTGAAATAGAAGATGATGAATTACTTATCGAAGTTGATGGAGATGATTGGTTACCTGACTCAAAGGTATTTGAAAGGATTAATGAGGTTTATAAAAATCCTGACGTATGGGTCGCTAACGGTAGTTTTAAATATTCAAACGGACATCCAGGATTCTCAAGTCCTCAAACAAATTTTGAAAATTTAAGGGGTTCTAGATTTACCGCATCTCATATAAGAACTTGGAGGGCCTTCCTTTGGAGAAATATTAAGGAAGAAGATTTGAGAGATGAGAATGGGAATTATTGGCAATGGAGCGGGGATTTATGTTTTATGTATCCAATGCTAGAAATGTCAGGTCCTGAGCATTATAAATTCATGGATGAAATTAACTATGTTTACAATGGTGATAATCCGATAAACGAACATAAGATTGATATGAGAATGGTCAACGACCACGCTATTAAAATTAGAAATAAAAAACCATATAGTAGATTATTAAGATGATTTCAACAGGATTACAGGGTGGTTTAGGTAATCAAATGTTTCAAATCGCCTCCGCCTATTCATTGGCTAAAGAAAATAACGATGAATTTGGATTTAACTTTGATACTTGTAATACCCCGAATCAAGGTAAACCTTCTAATTTCTATAAAAATACTATTTTTAAAAAAATACCAACATTTACAAATTACAATTTTAACAACTTTTACAGAGAACCCGGATTCTCATTTAAAAAAATACCGCACAGTGAAAATTTATATTTAGACGGATATTTCCAAAGTGAAAAATATTTTATTAATTATAAAGATGAGGTTAAAAATTTATTTGTTTTAGACGAAGAATATTCTAAAATTTTTTTTAACTCCTTACCTAAAGATAGTACATATACGTCAATACACATTCGTAGAGGAGATTATGTTCACGGTAATTACAATTTTCATTTTACTTGTGATATTGATTATTTTAAAAATGCAATCTCCTTATTAGAAGACACTAAATTTATAATTTTTTCAGATGATTTAGAATGGGCTAAAGATAATTTTAATGGTGACAATTTTATATACCCAAACATTAATGACGATGTCAAAGAAATGTCCGTAATGTCCAATTGTCATAATAATATTATCTCTAATAGTACTTTTGGGTGGTGGGGAGCATATCTTAATTCTAATGTGAATAAAAAAGTAATCGCACCTAAACGATGGTTTAATTTTACAGGACCTCAAGATTATCAAGATGTGGTACCTTCAGAATGGATTACTATTGATAATTAAAAAATAATATTCTATTATTCAGTATGGAAAAAAACTTAGAAACACTATTAGGTGAAATAAGCGATTACTTAAAGAGTAATACACCAAAATATCTATACAATAAAAATTTTGAGCCAGGTAAAAGTCAAGTACTTTACTCAGGACCCTATTGGGATGAAAAAGAAGTTATATCAGCAATTAAAACTCTGATATCCGGTAAATGGTTAGTTACAGGAGAAAATGTTTTTAAATTTGAGAATAAATTTTCCAAGATGTTTGGAGTTAAATTTTCTCATATGGTTAACTCCGGTAGTTCGGCCAATTTAGTTTTGATAACGGCATTAAAGAAATTTTTTGGGTGGGAAGATGGGGATGAAATTATTGTTTCTCCAGTAGGGTTTCCAACCACAATCGCACCATTAGTCCAAAACAATTTAACACCTGTTTTTATTGATATAGAATGGGAAACTTTAAATTTTGATGTTACTAAAATAGAAGAAAAAATTACAGAAAAAACTAAAGCGATTTTTGTATCTCCTGTATTAGGTAATCCACCTGATATGGATTTTTTAAAAAATTTATGTGAAAAACATAATTTACAATTAATCGGAGATAGCTGTGATACTTTGGGTACTAAATGGGATGGCAAACCTATTAGTGATTACTACGTTGCATGGTCATGTTCTTTCTATCCTGCTCACCACATATCAACAGGTGAAGGGGGTATGATATGTACAAACATTGAGGATTTGAAAAAACTTTTTGTAAGTATTTCTTGGTGGGGTAGAGACTGTTATTGTGTTGGTTCTGCAAATCTTTTATCTTGTGGCACTTGTCAACTTAGATTTGGTAAATGGTTAAAATCATATGATGGAATAATTGACCATAAATATGTTTTTACTAATATGGGATACAATCTTAAACCAATGGATTTACAAGGTTCTATAGGATTAGAACAATTGGCAAAATTTGGTGAAATTGACACAAACAGAAAAAATTCAAAATCAAAAATTGAATCTATTTTATTAAAATACGTAAATGGGTTGAGAGGTGTTAGTTCTTTAGAAAAATCTGACACTTGTTGGTTTGGTACTCCATTCATTTGTGAAGACAAAAAATTAAAAGATAAATTAGTTTCTTTTTTAGAGGAAAATAAAATACAAACCAGAAACTATTTTGCCGGTAACATTTTGTTTCACCCTGGGTACTCTCATTTAGATAATTTAGAAAAATACCCAAATTCTAATAAAGTTTTGGATAAAGTTTTCTTTTTAGGGGCAGCACCTCATTATGATGAATCTGTTTTTGAATACATAGAAAATATTTTTAAAGAAAAATGGGTAGAATAATAGTAACCGGAGGTTTAGGATTTATAGGTTCTCACTTTGTGAATTTACTTTATACAAAAACTAAAAGTGAAATTGTTATTGTCGATAAAATGACGTATGCGTCAAATATTAACAATGTAAAAGTACCTCATGTTCTTATAAAAAAAGATATTTGTGAGTTAACTGAAGGTGATTTAGGTCAATTTGAATATCTCATTAATTTTGCAGCCGAATCACATGTGGATAATTCAATAAAGAATGGATTACCATTTGTAAGAACAAATGTCGAGGGTACTTACAACCTTATTGAAATTGCAAGAAAAAATAAAAATCTCATAAAATTCGTACAAATCTCAACTGATGAGGTATATGGTGATTTAGATGAATATTCAAGTAATACTACCTCGGATGAATCTTTTAATTTAAACCCAAGCTCTTATTATTCCGCAACAAAAACTTCTTCAGATTTGCTAATAATTTCCGCAAATAGAACTTATGGGTTACCTTATATAATAACAAGAACTTGTAATAACTACGGTGAAAATCAACATAAAGAAAAATTTATACCTACTATTATTAATTCCATAAAAGAAGGTAAAGATATACCTGTTTATGGAGATGGGAATCAAATAAGAGAATGGATACATGCTGATGATAACGCGGAATCAATCATAAAAATTTTATTTTCAGAAAAAATAAATCATATTTTTAATATTGGTACTAACGAAATTTACACTAATAACGACTTGATTAATATGGTTGGTGAAATTCTGGGTAAAAAAATAAATTTTAAGTATGTCGATGACCGATTAGGTCATGATAGAAGATATTCTCTAAATTCTAATAAATTTATATCGGAATTTGGTGAAATACAAAAAATAAAATTAAAAGATTGGATGATTAGAATTTTAAATTAATATGGAACAAGTCTTTTTTTCGATTGCAATTCCAACATATGGATATAATGGTAAAGGGTCTGAATTTTTAAATTTTAGTTTTGAAAAATTATTCTCTCAAACTTTTAAGGATTTTGAGATTGTCATATCTGACCACAGTACTGATAACACAATAAAAGATTTATGTGACCAATGGAAAGATAGACTTACCATAAAACACTCATTTAATGATAGAGGAAGAGGAGTTATATCTCCAAATATAAACGAAGCTATGAAAAAATGTTCGGGAAAATGGATTAAGATACTTTTTCAGGATGATTTTTTATATGATGAAAATTCTCTTCAAAAACAATTTGATTTTATTAATAATACTGAAAATTTAGTTTGGTTTGTTACTATGTTTTATCATAGTAATGATGGAATTAATTTTTATAGACTTTACCATCCATTTTTTCACCCTCATATTTATACCGGTAACAACACTATGGGTTGCCCGAGTGGCATAACTATTAAAAATGAGGATTTAATATTTTTTGATGAAGAAATGAATTGGTATATGGATTGTGATTATTATCAAAGAATGTTTTTAAAACATGGGGAGCCCAAAATTCTTAATGAAATAACCGTGGTTAACAGAACATGGGGAGCTAGGTTATGTGATACTGTAACTCAAGAAGTTAAAGATAGAGAATATTTAATGGTGATTAGTAAATTTGCATAAGAAAAAATATGATTGATTTACCCAACGTTACATTAATCGCATTAACAAGTGTTAGAATACCACAGACAATTAAAGCTTTAGAATATAGTTGTAGAGGTATAAAATTCGGTAAGGTTAAACTGGCGTCAGATATTATTCCTGATGATTTACCAAGTTTTATACAACATGAATTTACACCAAAAAGTGGAAATATCGATGAATGGAATTATAATATAATTTATAATTTACCTAAACATGTAGATACGGAGTTTGCATTATTAATACACGACAATGGTTTTGTTGTAAATCCGGAATCATGGAAAGATGAATTTTTAAATTATGATTATATAGGAGCACCTTGGCCGTTACCAAAAGATAATTTTTCATACAGAGATATTGACAATAACTTAGTTAGAGTTGGGAATAGTGTCTCTATAAGAAGTAAAAAATTATTAGACGTTCCAATAAAGTATAATTTAGAATGGAAACCTTTTCATGGTTTCACTAATGAGGACGGTTTTATTTGTGTAAATTATCGTCATAAATACATTGAGGATGGGTGTAAATTTGCCGACTTGGAGATTGCCAAGTATTTTTCTCATGAGACTTGGATACCTGAAATAGAGGGAATTACTCCCTTTGCATTTCACAACTATATTTATAATAATATAAATTACCCTAAATTTTAAAATATGACTAAAGAAATTGTAATTGCGGCATATGAAAAAGAACTTGATTGGGTAAGTCGTTTAAATAGTGATGTTAAAGTAACAATCTATAGAAAAGGAGACATAATACCATTAAAAGAAAATGAAATAAAAATATCCATAAATAAAGGAAGATGTGTCCATACATTTTTTAATCACATCTACTTGAATTATGATAATTTATCGGATTATACATTTTTTGTGCAGGATTTTCCGTTTGACCACTGGGGTAATGTTATTGATATAATAAATTCAAGTGAGGAAGAAATACCAAAAAACGCATCATTAACTATAGGAGGATATTATGGTTACCATAATAATAATTTTGGTACTTCTTGGTATTTAGACAAATCATCACAGGTAGGTGTTGGTGGAATTATATCTTGTCAATCTAATGGCCACCCACAAGATTTAAATCCAAATATAGATGTTGATAAATATTGGAATATTTTATTTTTAGAAGATAATAACATTCCTCAAACTTATGAATTTATGCCAGGAGGTCATTTTGTCATAACAAAAGAACAAATAAAATTAAGAAGTAGGCAATTTTACAAAAAAATTGTGGAATTATTAGAGGATGATGTAAACGCTCCGTGGATGATTGAAAGATTAGAGTGTTATATTTTTAACGATAAATTTAAAACAATATTGTGATATGAAAAAGATAGCTTTGGTTACCATGGCAAAAGATGAAGATTTCTATTTACAAGAATGGATTGATTACCATCTAAAGATAGGTTTTGATGATATATTTATTTTTCAAAATAATTGGAGATTTAAGAATCAAAAACCTGATAGTCGGGTTCATTTTATGGAATGGGATGTTGAATCAGACCCTCCTTCTGGAGAAGTTTGGGACTGGAACCGTCATTCGAAATGTTATAGTAATTTTGGTAAAGAACATTATAAAAATTACGAATGGGCGGCTTTTTTTGACGTTGATTGCTTTTTAGTTTTAAAACAATCAAAAAATGTTAAAGAATTTATCTCCAATTTTGACAACACTCCTCAACAACAAGTTGTAATAAACTTTGCGTTTTTTGGTGATAATGGACATACAACTTTTGATGAAAATTATACAAGTGTTTTAGAAAGATTCACTAAAAGATGGGGACAGGCGTACACTAGCTCTTATTATCAATTTTTACCAATATGTAAATTACATGAAAATTTTTGCTGTCACTCTATTCATTTTGTTCCGGGAGAATGGATTGATGTTGATGGAACTGTTGGTATTGGTCGACCTGACTTTAGGAATGTAACATTTGATAAAGCACAACTTAATCATTATTATACTAAAACGTTACCTGAGTGGAATTTAAAACTATTAAAAACCAGAGCTGAAGGTGATTGGATGAGGAATCATAGTTCAGGGTTCGGTGAACATAATTTTAATGATATAGAAGATTTATACGCTTTAAATTTTTTTAAAAATTAAAAATATGAAAAATGAATATAAAAAAAGAACTAAATGCGCAATTTGTGATAATGTTAATTTAAAAACCATAATTAATTATGGTGATGTCCCATTGGCCGGTGATTTTCCATTAAAAGAAGATTTTAAAAATGAAAGAAAATATAATATGGACTTACAATTTTGCGAAAAATGTTCTCTTTTACAAACTGATAGTGTTATTGATTCAAAAGTACTATTTGAAGACTATAGATATATGTCATCAGTAGGTTTATCAAAACACTTTACAGATGTTGCGTCTTTTTTAAAAAAAAAATTTAACTTATCTGAATCTTCTAAAATACTCGAAATAGGTAGCAATGACGGTGTTTTATTAAAGCCGTTACAATATTTAGGACTTAACCCTATAGGTATTGAGCCGGCAGTAAACATAAATAAAATCGCATTAGAAAATGGGTGTAATGTAATTAATGATTATTTTAATGATGAAAATTGCTCAAAATATTTTAATAAAAATAGTTTTGACCTAATTATTTCTAATAATTGTTTTGCACATATTGACGATATTCATAGTATCGTAAAAGGAGTAAATAAAATATTAAAATCAACAGGTTATTTTGTAATTGAAGTCCATTACGTTAAAAATTTAATCGAACAACTTCAATATGATAATATATACCATGAACACATCTATTATTATTCTTTAAATTCTTTAAAGAATTTGTTTGATAAATTTAACATGACGATTGTAGATTTTGAAGAAATTCCTGTGCATAGTGGGAGTATTAGAGTAGTAATATGTAATGATTTAGTTAAAATTCCCAAACATGTTAACAAAAAATTAGAATTAGAAAAACAGGATGGTCTTACAGAATTGAGTTATTTTAAAAATTTTGGAGTGGACGTTAAAAATCACATTAAAATGATTTATGATAATTTAATTGATTTAAAATCTAAGGGATATAGAATTGCGGGGTACGGGGCTAGCGGGAGAGCCAATATGTTATGTAATTTGGCCAATTTAGATTCAAATATTATTGATTTTATTGTTGATGAATCACCTGAAAGATGTGGTCGACATATTGCCGTAAAACAAATTCCAATAGTTAGTAAGGAGCATTTATTAAATAATAAACCTGATTTTATTATGATATTTGCATGGAATTTCAGTAAAATGATAATTGAAAAATTAGAAGGTAATGATTTTAAATATATTATTGGATTTCCTGAATTTAAAATCATTAAAGAATATTCAGAATTAAATAATTTTATTTCAATCTGATAAAGAATATTGAATATAAAATTCAACAATACCTATTAATCTTGGTGTAACAATTGTAAAAAAATAAATAAAAAAATAATTAATCTATATATAATAAATGATTAAAAATGAAAGAATATTTATAACAGGGGGTGCGGGATTTTTAGGTAAAAACTTAATAGATAAATTATATTATGAAAACGATATTACGGTATACTCCAGAGATGAATCAAAACATTATTTTTTGAAAAAAAAATACCCAAAAGTTAATTTTATTATAGGAGATGTACGTAATAGAGACTTATTAGTTAGAAAAAGTGTTGGTCATACCATAGGTATATTTGCGGCATCTTTAAAACAAATAGATGCTTGTACCGAAAATTTTGAAGAGGCTAAATCAATAATAATTGATGGTGCAATAAATTCAAGAATAGCCTCTGAAACTAATAACTTTAAATCATCTTGTCTTATTTCTTCAGATAAAAGCAGGTCTCCTACCACTATATATGGTGCAATGAAATATGTTGCGGGAGAATCATTTATTGTCAATGAATCTAAGTGTAATCTAACAACAGCAATTTATGGTAATGTAACCAATTCTACCGGTTCGATAATCCCATTAATTTGGTATCATATAAATAATAAAAAAGAAATTGAATTATTTAACCCAAAAATGACTAGATTTATTTTAGATATTGAAGATGCAATGGATTTAATTTTTAAATCAGTTAATTATTCTAAATGTGGTTTAATTCCGGTATCTAAATCTTTTCTAATCAAGGATTTATTTGATATCTTTAAAGAAACTTTTGGATTAAAATATCGGGTAACAAATGAAAGAACCGGTGAAAAAATACATGAAATAATGTGGTCTACTGAAGAGTCAAAAAGAATCGAATTTATTAAAAATGACAATTTATTTTTAATTCATCCTAATAAAATTATAAGCGACATTAATTTTGATAATAAAGAATATTCTTCTAAAGATAATTTAATTTCCAAAGAACAATTATTTGAGTATTTAAAAAATAAAAATTTTTTTAAATGAGGGTTATAGTTTTTGGGTCAAATGGCATGCTAGGTACATATCTATGTAAATTTTTAAAAAAAAAATACACGATTATACCATTTACAAGAAAGAATATTGATATCTCAAGAGCGTCTAAAAAAGAAATTTTTGATTTTTTTGAATCTAACATATTTGAGGGTGATATAATAATAAATGCATCCGTTATTACAAGTCGTAGTGAATACGAAATTTCTGATATGATAACTGTCAACAGTTTATTTCCAAATTATTTATCAAAATTAAAACAGAAAATAAAATGTAATGTAATTCATATTACGACTGATTCCGTATTTAATGGACTAAAAGGTGGGTATAATGAAAATGACCCTCACGATTGTTTAGATGAGTATGGTAAAAGTAAATCTTTAGGTGAAAATAACTTAATAACTGTTATAAGAACATCTATTATCGGTGAAGAAATTAGAAATAAAAAATCATTGGTGGAGTGGGTTAAATCTCAATATGGAAAAGAAATTTTTGGGTATGAAAATCATCTATGGAATGGTTTAACTTGTCTTGAGTTATCTAAATATATAGATACAATAATTTCGACTAATAATTTTTGGCTCGGTGTTAAACACATATTCTCACCTGATATTGTCAGTAAATTTGAGTTGATTAGTATGATTAATGAAATATATGAATTAAAAATTTCAATTATAAAAAAAGAAACTAATCAAATTTGTTTTAGAAATTTATCAACAATTTACGAATCACCAATTAAAAAAAGTATACATAGTCAAATAACTGAGTTAAAAAAATTTAACTTGATATAATTTTAATAAATTTTATAATTATTCTATAAAATAATTAATATGATAACAACAAATTTAACAGGTAATTTAGGTAACCATATGTGGCAATACTCTGTTTGTAGAGCTGTTGCAAAAAAACTTGGGTATGAATGGGGTATTAACCCATCCCCTACTTATGATTATCATGGGGGTATGAATCAAATGTATTTTATGGACGTTGATTTTGGTAAACCAGTTCAAGGTGAATTTACTAATTTTTATGAGAAATGGATACATTATCCTCATAACGGTGAAATGATTAATATTACTATGTTAGATAATAGAATTTATTCTATTTCTGATAATACTAGACTGATTGGGGACGGTGGGGCCCATGGTGGTATATATCAATGTGAAGATTATTTTATTGATATTAGAGATAAAGTAATTGAATGGTTTAAAATTAAACATGAGAAATCTTTAGAGTATAATAATAAATTAAATGAATTTAATATAACATTAGATGAAAATTTATGTGTAATAAATTTTAGAGGGGGAGAATATAGGGGAATACATAGTACTTTATTAAGAAAAGAATATTGGAGAGATTCTATAAATCATATGTTATCAATTAATCAAAATATGAAATTTATAATAATAACTGATGACCCTGAATTTGCAAAGTTATATATGCCATTTGACATTCCAACATACCATTTAGATATAGGATTTGATTTTTATGTTGTTAACCAATCTAAATGGGTTATTTTATCTAACTCAACCTTTGGGTGGTGGGCAGCTTGGTTAAATACTAATGCTAACAAAATACTAGCACCAAAATATTGGGCTAAACATAACATTAGTGATGGATATTGGTGTGTGGGAGAATCATATACTAGAGGTTTTACCTATATTGATAGGGAAGGTAATTTATCAGATTATGAATCCTGTAAAATTGAGGCTAAAGAATATTATAAAAATAAAAATTTGTACTAATATGTCAAAAATATACGATTGTTTTAATTTTTTTAATGAATTAGATATACTTGAAATAAGGTTAAATATTTTATACGATTACGTTGATTATTTTGTAATTGTTGAGTCATCAGTTACTCATACTGGTATTGAAAAAGAATTTATTTTTGATAAGAACAAAGAAAGATTTGGCAAATTTTTAGATAAAATTATTTTATATAAAGTTTCGGACACGCCTAGTGATTTTGTAAATTTAATTTATAGTGAAGATGAAACTCTTAATAAAATTAACGATTACATTGTATCACAAACAAACAGATTTAATAGGTGGACTCAGCATGATTATGGGAGAGATTTTTTTCAAAAAGAGTGTGTTAGAAGACCTCTCATTAATTGTGAAGATGATGATATTATTTTAGTATCTGACGCGGACGAAATTCCTAATCCTGAAATATTATTAAATTTAAAAGAATTAGATTTAGATAATAATATATATTCATTAAATCAGATGATGTATTTTTACTATTTAAATGTTTTTAAAGAATCAACGTGGTACGGTACAAAAATGTCAAAATATAAAAATATAAAAAATTTATCTTTCAATGAAATTAGGGGAGATGAATCATTGAGTGTTAAAATTCCTAATGGAGGTTGGCATTTTAGTTTTATGGGAGGTAAGGAAATGGTTAAAACTAAAATGTTATCATATTCAGCTAAAGACATGGCAAATGACCATGTCTTATCTTCAATATCTGAAAACATGGAGAACAATATAGACCCATTTTTTAGAGGTAATTTAACCAAAGTTGAGATAGATTACACCTACCCAAAGCACATATTAGATAATATCGATAAGTACAGTAAATTTATAAAAGAATAAATGGGGGTTGCATTAATTACAGGTATAAACGGTCAGGATGGTCTCACGATTATACCTTTTAATCAATGTTAGATGAAATGATTGATTATTAGTTACTTTATTTTAGTAACAATAATAACTAAATTAATATTATGACTAGAAAAAAAACAGTTTCAGTTCAGGAAGAACAAAAAAGAAATGTGAGTAGGAAAGACCAAATCACTGAAATAATAAAAAAGAAATCTAAAGAAAAATTTTTATCTGAGAATCAAAAAAAATATTATGATTTATTAGTTGGTAATCAAATTACAATATGTTCAGGTCCGGCGGGGGTTGGTAAAAGTTATATTGCCATGAAAGCAGCGTTAGACTTATTATCTGACCCTGAAACTCCTTATGAAAAAATTATCATTGTTAGACCGGCAGTTGAAGCGGAAGAAAAACTCGGCTCACTACCAGGTAATGTTGAAGAAAAATTAGACCCTTACATTTTTCCATCCTATTATTTGATGAATAAGATTATCGGTAAAGAGGCTCGTGAAAAACTTAAACAGATTGATGTAATTGAGGTATTTGCTCTCGCCTATATGAGAGGGATGAACATCGACAATTCAATTTTGATTTTTGAGGAAGCACAAAATTCAACTCCAAATCAAATGAAGTTATTATTGACAAGAATAGGTTTTAATAGTAAATTTTTCATCTCGGGGGATTTAGAACAAACTGACAGATACAAAGATAAAAGACAGTCGGGACTTTGGGATGCGATTGAAAAGTTTAAAGATTTGGGTGATGTTGGTGTATTTGAATTTGACAATTCAGATATTGTTAGAAATCCTCTGATTAGTAAAATACTTAAAAGATACGAATAATGAGGATTGGAATCGAAATAAATGGTGTCTTACGGGACACTATCGGGAAAATTACGCAGGTTTACCAAAAAAATTTAATTGATGACCGTCAAGACGAATTTGTTGAAAAAACTTACAGGTTAGACATGTCAGGAAATACTGAACCTGAAGAAGATACAATACCGTTCGAGTATAAAATGAATTTACCTGTAGATAGTGTAGAGTTATCGAAACATTTTATATTCCAAAATAAAGAAGAAGAATACTCATTTTTATTTGAGGATTACGTTATGGAAATATTTGGTCACGCACCATCTTCAGAATACACCACATTTAACGATTTAAATGATGTGTATATTAATTTAAGAGATGAACATGATTTTGTTATTGTGTCTGACGAAATTGGTAAATCAAAACCCGCCTCATTGTTTTTCTTGTCTAAATTCATATGTCAGCTGGAAAAAGTGAAATTCTATAGTAATCATACAATTAATTCTATGTGGGATGAAATAGATATTTTACTTACATCGAATCCATCCTTATTATTAGAACATCCGTCAGATAAATTAATTATTAAATTTAATACGGAATACAATAAAAATATAAATTCAATTCATAGCATTTCATCTATGAAGGAATTTGAAGAAAAATTAAAGGAAGTCATCCAATGTTAAAAATTTTAAACGAATATTATTATTTGGATTTGGACCAAATTGATGAATATATCAATATTGAATCTCCAGTTGATACAACGGGTTCTTCAGAAAACCACATCAGTGTTGTTAAATATGAAATGGTTAAAACATTAATCGAAATTTTAATGACTGAAAATGAAGGTGTTGACGAAGCTTTAGGTCCAAAAAGTTCTGAATTATCAATCCCATTTAAAATCTCATTCAACACATTATTAAATAAAAAATTATTAAACAAGTATTAATATATGAATCAAGAACAAATTAAAAAGTTAGAGTTGTCTATTAAAAACATGAAGGACAAGAAGTCCAGAATTTATCTTCTAGTCCAAGACACAAAAGGTAACGCCAAGGCGTCTATCTCATATATCTACCATTTGGGTATGTCATTATCTAAATCAGGATATAATCCAATTATGCTACATGAAAAACCTGATTATGTGGGGGTGGCATCATGGATGGGTGAAGAATTTATGGAGTTACCTCATAAATCAATTGAGGGTCAACAATTGGAGGTTTCGCCTGAAGACCTTATTGTGTTACCAGAATTGTATGGGTTTATAATGCCTCAGATTGCTAATCTACCATGTGGTAAGATTGTATTGTGTCAAGCGTATGACCATATTTTGGAGACATTACAGCCAGGTCAAACATGGCAACAATTTGGATTCTTTAAATGTATTACGACATCTGAATTCCAAAAAGAATATATCTCAAATGTTATGAGAAGTGTTTCTTTTGATATTTTGTCTCCATTTATTTCTGAAAAATTTACGGAGCAAACTTTACCCCCAAAACCAATTATCGCAATTCATACTCGAGAACCGAGAGATACTGCAAACATTATTAAAACATTTTACCTTAAATTCCCACAGTATAGATGGGTATCTTTCAGAGATATGAGAAATCAAACTGAAAAAGATTTTGCTAAAAATTTACAAGACTGTTTCTTGTCAATTTGGGTTGATGAGACCAGTGGTTTTGGTACATTCCCACTTGAATCAATGAAAACAGGTGTACCTGTATTGGGTTTAGTACCTAATCTATTACCTCATTGGATGAATGAAAACAATGGTTTTTGGGTTAATAACAAAAATCAAATTTCTGATTTTGCCGCCGATTTTTTACAAAATTGGCTTGAGGATAACATTAAAGATGAAATGTATTCCGAAATGAAATCAACAGTAGAATCAATGTCAACAAAGGAAGAATTCTACAGAAATTCGGTATATCTTTTTGAAGGTTATTTGGAGACTAGACGTATCTCATTTGAAGAACAACTTAATAAACTTGCGGAAGTAGAAACAATTGAATAATATGGAAAACGTAAATAAAGAAACTTTTAATGTGTCGGTCATACTACCGATTAAAACATCATCAGTAATTGGTTTTGATGATTATTTTAAAAAATGTATCGATTCATTGGTGAATCAGAAAGTCGGTATTAATGAATTAGTAATTGTACATACTGAGGAAACTTCCTTAGTTGAGTTTTTGAACTCATACGATTTTGGTGACTTAAATGTTAAAAAATATACATGGTCTGACGAACCTAATTATGGTTTACAGGTTAACTACGGCGTAAGTGTTGCCGAATCTGAATGGGTATCTCTTTTTGAAATTGACGACGAGTATTCAAATATTTGGTTTAAAAATGTTAAAAAATACAGTGAGGTTTATTCTGATGTCCAAGCTTTTTTACCATTAGTGGTTGATGTCGATGAAAAAGGTGTATTTGCCGGATTCACAAATGAGGCAACATTTGCTTTGAATATCTCAACTGAGATGGGTATTCTAACTAATGACACATTACACACTTATCAAAACTTCCAAATTTCAGGAATGGTGATGAAAAAATCTGTTTTTGAAGATTATGGAATGATGAAACCAAACTTTAAATTAACATTTGGATATGAGTTCTTTTTAAGAATGACATATAACTCAGTTAAAATCATGTCTATCCCAAAGATAGGATACAAACACGTTAATTTACGTACTGGTTCTATTTTTTGGAATTACAAAAATGGTGATAATATGTTGACAGAACAAGAAGTTAAATTTTGGATTGAGTCTGCAAAAAAAGAGTATTTCTTTACAAAAGAAAGAGACATAAAATTTGAACCAGAATCCATTTAATGACCGAAATCAGCAATTTGTCAGGAGATACAAATGTTGAGTTAAAGAAGAAGGGTAGGAAACCAAAACAAGCAAATTATTTTGATGTCAGGGAAGAGCAGGCGGTCGTTAGATTTTTACAAGCCGAAACTTTTGATGAGAAAAATAAAATCTACAATGAGTTTCTAAGAAAACCTTTAGACAAAATGATTTCTTCGATTATTCGAAGATACAAATTATATAGAAAAGATATGGACTTCTATGAAATCCATATAGATACTCACTCATTTTTGATGACCAAAATAGATAAGTTTAAGCCTGCTAAAGAAAAGAAGGCTTATTCTTACTTTGGTACCATATGTAAAAACTATTTGATGGGTCAAATCATCAAAGACCAAAAAGATATGAATCGTAAGATTTCTTATGAGGATATATCTTCTAATTTAGAAAACAATACTGACTTTTCTTACAGTATAGATAGGGAAGTTTTTGATAGTGAGTTAGTTATTAAAAATTTTTTAAATGAGATTGACGAATTCATTAGTCAGGAAGGTTTGTCTGAAAATGAAATTAAATTAGGCCAAGCATTGTATGATTTATTTGAAAACTACGACAATATCTTTATTGGTACTGATAACAATAAATTCAATAAGAATATAATTTTATTGTCTTTGAGGGAAATGACTAATTTAAATACAAAAGAAATTAGGAGTTCGATGAAGAAGTATAAAGTAATATATTATAATCTCATTCAAAAAATGATTAAATAGTATTTATTGTTATGCCAAGACCTCAAAAAAAAGAAATCAATCTTACCAAAGAATCAATGTTATCATTGATGCAGGAAATTTACAACGAACTTGTAGAACAGAGAAATACCGCAATTAGGATACAGAATAAAATGTTATCATTGATGAAGGAGACTGAGGATATGACCGTGCTTGGTCCAATCATCAAAGAACAACAAAAGATAATTAATGATTGTGTTGAGAAAAAACTAACACTATCTAAACTTCAGTCGAGTATTTGGGAAAAATCAAATTCAAAACAAGAATCGTTTTCAATTTCTGATTTAGATGTTGATGATGATATTTTACAAAATTTAATAGAAAAGGACATTTCAAAAAGTGACGGGTCATATAAAATGAAATAATTTATAAAATGTCTTTAGATTTAGAATCAGATTATAACAAAGCCAAAGAACAAATAAGCTCAATAGGTGCCTATAAAGATTTAAAGGGACAATATGAGGCCGCGAAAAAAAAGGCCGGTGATTCGTTAGAACAGTCTAAGGGAGATATAAGTGAGCAGTTAGACGCGGCCAAAGGACAGGTTAAAAAATACCAAAAAGAAATCAAAGACCAACTTAGTCAATTATTAGACATTGGTAATTTAACCGGAGGAAAAGGAGCCAACACTTCTAGGTACATGAAAACTGTACTTATTAAAACAATTAGAAATATACAACCACAAATAAAACAAATTTTATTAGAGGAAATAATTAAAACAACCGGATGTGACCAACAACAAACATTTGTTGCCCAAACAATATATGTTAAGGTTAAAAGTGTTGACCCAGGAGGATTACTAAAAAAAAATCCAAACGATAAGGTTGGTAAAGCATTATATGAAAAAGACCCTGTCTCAATACAGGACAATCCTTTTTCTATGAATCGTGAATTATTTAATAGGGTTCAGAACCCGGGTCAAAGTTATGATACCGCAAACACACAACTATATTATGGTCAATCTGGTCAAGAATTATTTGATATAACATTTGTTGAAACCGATAATTTTGGTCAGTACGGCCCGTGGTTTCAAGTTGATTTAAAAAATAGGGTAGGTAATATTAATACCGTTGGTGAATTTTTGGTCGATTATTTTAGCACAATAAGTGTGGTTAATTTTTCATCTATAATGGCAAACATTATGGATTCCTTGAGTGGAGCAATTTCAATTCAGGCTAATGTTAGTGTTAACCAAGTTGAGGATGCGTCTAAATTTGAAAGGTATATGGCTAGAATTTTAGGTTTATGTTTCGATAATAGGAAACAAATAGATGTAAGTGGTGTTGCTAAAGTAGCCGAACTAGATGGAATTGATGAATCTTTTTACGAATTAACTCAAGTTGAGTTAAGAAATGTAGAACAAAAAATAAGTAATTTTAAATTAGGCGTTGTTGAGTTTTTGGAATGTACCACAGAAAAACTACCTGTAAATTCTGTGCAAATCGTAGATTCTTTATCTGAATTAAATAGATTTGAGGGAGCGGCTTTAGATAGAGCGGCAAGTGAGTTAACTGATATTTTAGCGAATAATCCAGAGTGGACAGGTATTGCCATTGGTGGTAATATAAAAGCAGCGCTTGATTTGAATTTTATAAAATTAATCACTCAAGGGTTAACAATTTCCCTTTTAGGTCCAAAAGTATTGTTACCTATTTTCGTAATGTTAAAAGCCTTAGGTAACTTAGTTAGTGATAAGATAAATGGATTTGTGGACTTATTTCTTAATTTTAAATCATTCATAAAAAACTTAGTTTCAAGAATTGGGGCTATTTTCGTTAAGGAGTTGTTTAGATTGATTAAACGAGATATTTTAAATCTTATACAAAGCGTTATAAAGGATTTACAGAAAGAAAAGGCCAATATTAAAATTATAATGATATTAAAATTGGTTCAGTTATTAATAATTGTTGCCCAATTTATTAAGGACTGGAGAGAATGTAAAAGTGTTATTGATGAAATTTTAATGTTATTAAAAATATCGATACCAGGTGGTTTAAAATTACCATTACCATTAGTATTTGCCTCTCAATTACTTGACGGATTTTCGGCAACAAGGTCGTTTATCGGTACTATAGAGGACTTACAAAAAATGGGATTACCAACAGGAGCAATGCCTGATGGAAGCCCTAATTTTGGTGTTTTAAGTATAATGAGTCAGATTACTGCTCAAGCCAAAGAAGAAGCTGAAAATGGTAAAGTACAAATAGCATTACCTCCTTTAACTATAACACCAGCGGGATTAACGATACCTCAAAGTGCGTTTGGTAAAAAAATGTAATTATGGAAAACAAACAAAGGGCCGAAAAAGTGGTACAAATAATTAAAGAATATAAATCTTGTCCAAATAAAGATTTAATCTTTGCTTTAGATTTTCTTAAAGAAGATTTTGATAGAACTAAAGAAAATATCATAAATCTTACTAAACATTTAGATAAGGTAGAAAATTCATATAATTTAATTTTAAAAGAACATCAAAATAGAACAACAACAAAATGAGTAATCCGTCAGGTTTAGATAATACTAATATGCATCAGATAATTTTTCCAGGTATCGTTTATGATAATTTGGACCCTATGATGTTAGGTAGAATAAGGATTATACCTGAAACTAAAGTATACTCGGCAATTATAGCATCAGTCGAAAATTGGAATGAAGAAAAGGATAGATGGACTAGTAGAGACCCAATTGTGTTTATACCATTATTACCATTTTATATAAACCAAGTACCCGAAAAAGGAGAGTATGTCCATATTATTTATCAAAATAAACAATTTGAGTACCAAAACCAATTTTATATTCAAGGGCCTTTTTCATCTCCAGTAAATTCTAAATTTGAGAATTTCCAAGGTGCAAAAAAATTCTTAGCCAGTGGTGACAGAATAAAGGAAGCATTAACAATTAAAGATAAACAAGGGAAATTTCGTGAGTCAAAAAGCAAGGGAGTTTTTCCTGAACCTGGAGATAATGGTTTTTTAGGTAGAGGTTCTTGTGATTTAATTGTAAAAAAAGAAGAATTATTATTAAGGGCCGGTAAAGTCAGTGAACTTAATATTTTAAAGGTACCAGTTGAAAATGTAAAAAGAGCATTTGTACAGCTATCCAATTTTAGTCAGACAAAAATAAGGAAACCGGAGGAAAAAAAGGTTAATTTAATAGAAGATGTTAAAAATGTAAAAAAAATAGTAATTTGGGATATATCAAACTTAGAAAATGATTCCGATACTTTCAATGGTTCTGTCGGATTATACACGGTAATCCCCCAACCGTTAGGAGAAAAAAATCCAGTTTCTACAAAAAACTTTACCCAAAGTACCATGAGAAATTTAACGATTGGTACAAATTATCAGGGTCCGTTAGAAGAAATAAAATTTAATAATAAAACATTATTAGAATCAGTAGATTTAATTAATTCTTTTGTGACAGGAGTTTTTGAGGGTAATTTAAATGTACAAGGATACACCACAAATAATCAACAGAATGTTTCGGCGGAAAATGTTTTTCCGTTTGTTGTTAGTCCTTCAACTGTAACATTATTCATTGGTGATAAGTTAACAGGTATAAATAATCAACCTCAATTAACTGAAAATAAAAATTTTAGAAATTTTTATAAATTAGTAAAAATAGATGTTACTAAAGAAAAAAGCGGATTTTTCTTAGTTTCGGAAAACAAAAACGGTTCTCCGGTACTTAACCCATTATCTAAGTTAAATATTTCTAAAATTAACCCAATTGATTTTAAACCAACATCAATAACATATAGTGTTATGGGTGCTCAAAAAATTTATTTAATTTCTCACGATACATACCATCCAAGTGGTAGACAAATTAATTTACAAAACACTTTATATGGTATACCCCAAGATAAATTTGTTGGTGGTACGAATAGTATTGAGTCTTTGAGTTTTTCATCCGTTAGGGGAGAAAAAATGCTAGAGTTACTCAGAAAAATATTTTCATTTATTAAAGGTCACGTCCATTCTTTCCACGGATTACCTCCTATACCAATTGCCAGTGGTAATGGTCAATCGACTGCAGAAATTGACCAAATATTGGCCAGCGCCGAAAACAACATACTCAATCAAAATATCCGTATTAATTGATATTTATAAATAAAACTATAAATGTCCATTCACAATTCTTATTTCAAGAAGAATAACACGATATTATCAAACAGTTATACAAACACGGGTAGAAACCCTGTTACTGATATTTTTTATGGTAACTTCGTATACTCCGCGTTTCCAAATGGTTACAGTCGATTTATTTTTGATTTAGATTTAACTTTACTGAGGGCTAAAATTGCCGACGGTACAATCTCAACTACTTGTAGTAGCGCAATGACTCATACTTTACGTATGACAAACACATCATCATTTGAGGAGGATTTGAAAAATACTCAAACATCAAATGGTAGAATGAGGGCGACATCATTTGATTTAATCCTTTTTAGAATACCGTATGCCGATTCAGAGCAAAATCCTCAAGAATGGGATGAAGGGGTTGGTTATGATTTCGCTGACTTAATATATGAATATTCAGAGTACGATAAGAACTTCTCTGATAGACCATCAAATTGGTTTAAAACCACAACTGTTACATCTTGGACACAAGAAGGGATATATAACAACAAAAATACGGGTACTGTAAACTATAATGATTTGGTTATTGTTGATACTCAACACTTTGAATTTGGTGATGAGAATATATCATTTGATATGACTGATGAAATTAACAATATACTAAACGGGTCATTGGTTAATACCACTGGTTGGGGTATTGCATTTAAACCTCAGGTTGAGAACCTGACCGGATTAACTCAACCATATGAGGTACAATTCTTCACTCGTCAAACACAGACATTTTATGAGCCGTTTTTAGAGACAAATTATAATGACGTTATTGATGATGATAGAAACAATTTTACTTTAGGTAAAGTCAATAAATTATATCTATATCTTTTTGATAACGGAAACCCTGTAAAATTGGACGTTCCTCCCACAGTTGATATTACGGACACTAATGGTGATTTGGTACCTGGTGCGTCAGGATTAACCTCATGTTTAAGAACAAGGGGTGTATATGAAGTTACAATACCTCCATTTATTGGATATAAAACACCTTGTTCGTTTAGTGATACTTGGAAAGGTCTAATATTTAATGGTCTGTCGTTATCAAATCTAACCAATGAATTTGCGGTATACCCATTAAAAAAATCACTACAAATTGGTACTGATTCTATCGAACCAAAAGTATATGGTTTTGATTATTATGGAATCAAACAAGATGAAAAAATATTAAATACTGACATTAGAAAAGTTGGTGTAATAATTAAACAAGCTTATAGTACAGCAAAACTTTTACCTAATGTTGATGCATTTTATCGAGTTTACGTAAGAGAGGGTCAAATTGAAGTACAGGTACAAGATTGGACGAAAGTTAATAGAACTCCAAATGAGTATTATTTTATGTTTGATACCCGTGATAAAATACCGAATGAATATTATATAGATATTCAAGTTAAAAGTTCTGGAGAAATTAATACTTACAAGAGACAAATTAAATTCCAAATAGTAAGTTACAAATAAAAATTTTTTGATATTTATAAGAAAAAACTACTATGGCATTTAGAAATATGACAGGTACAACCTGTAGTCCTTCTGGGGTAACAATTACTTTTGTGGCGGATGATACAGGCGCCTCAGTAAATGACGTTTTCCAACTTAGTGATGGAAGATGTGTTACTTTAATCTCATCAGGTGCAACAACTACTGAAAAACCAACTGTTAATTTGTCAATAAAATTTGCAAGTTGCGCGGCGTGTTTAGCCCCTTATAGTTCTAATACCGAACAAGTTATAACCTATATTTTAAATAGTGATATTAGTAGTGGTACACCAACTATTAAAACTTTTGTGCCTCCTCACCCAGTTTGGACTGATAATCAAAGTCATGGTGTAGTACAAATGAATGCAATAACTATTGGTGGTAATGGATTAAATTCTTAGAATATGAAAAAGATTAAATTAACTGAAACGGAATTAAGTAACATTGTTAGAAGAGTTTTAGAAGAACAATCATCAGATAGATATATGTTTTTCTCAAATTTAGAACAGATGAGAAGACAGTGTGATATATTATTAAGTAAAAACCGTGATGAGATTGACACAATTTTAGATAACGGTCACGATTGGGCTCAAGACCATATTGCCGAGGCAAAAAATAATATGGACCAAGTGTTTGATTTTTTAATGAATGAAACTACCGATGAAGGTGACTTAGATGACCAATCAGATGAAGAAGAAATGGTTATGATGGAAGGTCGTAAAAAAGCAGGTACAAAACTTTGTGCTAGAGGTAAAGCAGCCGCAAAAGCAAAATTTAAAGTCTACCCCTCGGCTTATGGAAATGGCTTTGCGGTTCAAGTATGTCAGGGTAGAATGAAAGGGTTAGACGGGAAGAAAAAATGTTCTCCACCTTATTGTTAATTTATAACAATCATGCAGTTTTTAAAAAAATACTGGTATTATTCTGTGATACTAGGTCTGTTATTATATGTAATAACCGTACCTAAAAAAGTTTATAATGTCTATCCAAAAGAAACTGAAAAGTTTAAGAAAACTATTGTTAGTCTTAACGATAGTATAGAGCTATTGAATTACGAAAAAAAATTACTATCATTAGATGATACTAAAGAAATTGTAACAGATACGGTTTTTGTAAAAGTACCTTCGAAACCAAAAGAAACAATAGTAATTAAAAGAGATGAAGTTATTAAAGAAATTGATTGTACTGAATTTTATACTGATTCAAAGCGTGATAGCCTATGGACAAAAGGAACTACCAAAAAGGATAATCCTTAAAGGTGATTCGGGCATCTTCTTCACGAAAAAACAAGAAATCAAATTATTAGAAAAGTTATCAAGATTAGAAAAATTTTCCATAGAGAATGATTCTTTAATTAAATCTAACGATAAACTTACACACCAATTGTCACAAGCAGATTACGATTACAATTTATTGTCCCAACGTTATTTTCAACTTATAGATACATTAGAAGTATCACAATTAAGAAATGAAGTTACTTCTATAACTCAAACAGAATCAATAAGGAAGTGGAAAAAAACCACATTATGTACCAGTGTTGCTGTTGTTGGTCTTGCGCTTGGTGGAATTACAGGTGCTTGGTTACCCGCATTGGCAGTTTTATCAGTTACTGAAGTGGCTATTATTTTTACTAAAAAAAAGAAATAATTTTTTTGTAGATATCGGTTTTATTTGTACTTTTGTAGTAATAAATCGAAAACTCATGAAAAAAATTGTTAATCGTTGGCTCAAAAAACTCTATGTAAAATCAGCAATTTGGCTGGCAAAAAAATCTAATTATAAATCCGAACCTGTGGATGATAATGTACGGATTTGTAGTACAATCTGTAGAAAGTTGATTAATCACCCTAATTCTAAATTTCTTATCGCTCCTATTTCAGGTAAAAGGTATATTAAGAATTCTGAACTTGGATTGTTTGTTATATTGGATGGAGGAAAAATTAGTGTGACAAATCACGTATATCACTATGATGTGGTACTAAATTTTAAATCGTGGGAAAGACTATCACGTATGTATGATAATAGAACAGAACGTGAAAGACAGACTTATGAGACTGAAATTACATCACAAATTGAGTATTCATTATCCTCTATCCTGAATAAAATTGATAATAATGAAGTGGTTAGTCCTGAACAATCTCTTTAATTATCATCTTAACCAATCTTTCCAAAGACTCATTTTGAGTCTTTTTTTTTGGTTTGTACGAAGTCATAGTAGGAGAATTACCGGTACCTACTTTTGGGTCACTTTTTTCCGCTCTTCTTTTTTGAGCGCACGCCGCTCTTTTTTGTGAATCAGACATTTTAGAGGCAACACCCGCCGCTCTACATTTTGGGTAACCTTTTGAATCGGCTTCAGGTCTTCCACATGGGGGATGACCACCCCCTTCTTTTTTTCTACATATATTAACCCAAGGACCTTTTGGTTGTTTACTACCCTTTGGTTTTTTCTTTGTACCAAACCAAACCGCCAAATCTTCAGATATTGTTTCCTCATTTATTTCTACCCATTCTTTAATAGGTACAACATTTACTCCTTTACCAGGTGTTGGATTAATATTATTACCATCGTCATCACTAACTGTAAGATATGGTTTTTTTTTAATTTTATCAGTTATTTTTTTAGCGGTTTTCTCAAGTTTTTTTATTTGGTCTAATCTCATATCCATTTTACCATCATAACTATCATATTGTAATAAAGGACTATCATATTCAGATACGGGTAAATTAAATGGTTGTAATTGTGACTTATCAAATTTTCGTAATCCGGGTTGAAGTGCTGCAACATATGCCCCCGCACCTCCTGAATCTGAAGACGCCTCCCTTAAAACTTTTTTTATTATCTCACTTAACATTATCAAATTTATTGTCTATTATTATAAATATCAAATATTATGGAAAATCAAACAGACGAATTATACGGTAAAATTTTTGACGAAGTACCGATTATTAGTGAAGACCATTTAGAAATAATACTTTCTTCTATGTCTAATCAAGAAGCGTTATATTTTATAACATTAGCGTGTAAATCCGCATATCATAGAGGGGCATTTTCTCTAGGGGAAAGTGAAGTTATATCTAAAGCAATTAGAATTATTTCTAAAACTGAAGATTCAATACCTGAAGAACCTATAGTTAAGTAGTTTTAACTGCCTGATTTGATTGTTGTGCGCTTTTTTCTTCGTAACGGTCAAGTGTTTGGGTGGCATAAATGGCGTAATAAGGAGTTTGGTCTTTTCCTGTTTCAGTTCTCTTATATGGATGATTAGCAGTTCTAGCCGCTCTATTCGCCTCGGCTCTTGCAACTTGATAATCCATAGATTTACCACTAAAACAATCTTCATCCTCTCTCTTGGTATTTTGTATACACCATTCCGATTTTACAGTTTTTGGACCAATTAGACTTGTCTGGGATGTTTTTAGAGGTTGAGTGGCTTGAGCGGATGTGGTAGTTGTGGCTGTAGTGACAGTTGCGGCAGTGCCCGTGGCCGGTTGAGTTGTATCAGTTTGTTGATTTGTTGATGTTGGTATCGATGTTACTTGTTTGGTTTGCATGGGTTGAAAATAATTGGACGCTTGTCCGCTTTTTACCATATCCAAGGCACTAGAGATAGCCCCCGCAGTTAAAGGTCCAAATCTATTATCAGGATTTAATTTAGCATTGTAAGGAGCTCTATTTAATATAGTTTGTAAATCTTGTATTGTATAATTTTGTTGTACTGGAGCTTCTTGCTCAGTAATTATTTTTTTTTCTCTATACAAATTTAAAATATTGTTTTTATCTGATTCGGATAATAAATTTAGATTTTTCATATTAAACATTTTATAATAAATATCCGTTAAATAAAAAAAGGAGGTATATACCTCCTTTTAACATATTCAAATTAATATTTTAGTTCATTGAAATCTTTCTAATCTCAATAGTGCCGTCAGAGTAATGTATGTGAATGATGTTCAAACCCTTTTCAAGTATTGCTTCATCAATACTACCGTACCTAATTGGTTTTTCATATAAATTACTAAACTGTCTAACTTCAACAAATTTAACTTCAGGTGCGTCAATAACCTCTTCATTGTTAACCGCAGTCGCAAGTCTTGTTACAGTACATTCAACTTGGTTATTTGCGAGGTTTTCATCACCTGTTCCTCCGTTTACCGTAAGAATTGTTACTCTCATTGTATTAGAACCACCAGGTTGTATTGCGCAAGCTGTTGTACTAAAACAAACTGACGATGAGTTCCAAGATAAAGCAATACGATTT